GGTGTGCTCTGCCGATCTTGTCAGACGAGCCGTTTGAGCCTTGCAAGATGAGGCTATTCACATCGTCTGCACCGTCAAACGCAACTGTAATGTCGTTGCTGTCTACTTCAACGGCAGCAGGAATGGCAACCTTGCCAGTGCCATCCGGCTCAATCGTGATGTCACTGTTGCTGCTATCAAGGCTGGAGATTTTGTTTGTCTTTATCTCACTCATGCGAGGTCTCCGTGAACTACTGAATCTGCCATAACGCTGGTAGCACCCGCACCATCTACGGTTACTTCTATGGTGTATTTAGAAGCAGTTTTTGTATGCGACAGAACCATTCGTCTTACACCACTACTGTTTGAGGTAACACAAGCGGAGATTGCATAGTTTGCGCTATCCATAGCATTGGTCACATTTACTGAGTGGCCGTTGGGGTCTGAATTGCCTTCATCTGTTAAAGAGGAAACATTCAAACTCTTAATAGATGTAACTGAAGTTGTTGCAGTAGCACTAAAAACTTTCGCCGCTGCTTGACTGGTCAGCGTAGCCGCACCGCCGCTGGTTGACTGGATGGTATCTGCCTTCAATGTACTCATAGCGTCACCAGTGTCCCGCCGCTTTCGACTGTCAGGGTCACACCGCTGGCTACGGTGAACGGCCCAGTTACGTTAGCGTTCTCAGTTGCAAGGATGGTTGTGTCGGCAGTCAACGACTGTGCGTTGGTACGGAACAGGCCACCACCCTTGAAGTTACCCTTGTTCTCAGCAGGGGGTGTTACAGAACCTGCTGTGAGGTCAAGGAAATTCACAAAGATATTTGCAGTACCTGTGGACGGTGCCGCAGTAAAAGTCAGAGTAACACCATCGGGGATTGTGTACGCAGATGCCGCATCTTGAACGACACCATCTACAGACACCAACACCGACTGTTTGTCAGCAACGGTACGGTTCAGGGTAAACGTAGTCGTAGACCCATCGCCGTTAAACTGCTGGACAGCCGGTGTAGAAAAATAGGAGATTGCAGGTACGTTGCCCTGATAGGATGCCATGTCCCGTTACCCCTTACGTAATGTCAAGATGGCTAAGAACCACGTCAGCAGACGAGGCAGTGTCGGACGTTACCGTGATAATGTCACCCGGTTCCATAACGACTTTTTGGTCACCACCAACAACAACGAGTGTGCCGCCTACAGGTACCGGTGCAGCTTTCACGAGGTACACTGCGTCCTCTGCACCACTGGTACGTCCAGATGCGTCCAAGATAACGTCAACAGTAATCTGAGACGTTACGATGTTTGCAACAGACAGGCCGATGATTGTTGTTTCGGTGGATGCGCCACAAGTCAGAATGGTCACCGGAGAGGTGCCTACACCTGTTTGCGTTTCACTTAGAAAAGCGTTTGCCATTTCTTACTCCAATTATGTGTATAATTATACCATACTCTTAAACACTTGTCAAGTGTTTTTTACACCTTACTCAGCCCAGCGCAATCGCAAAGGCTAGTGCCGATGGGTCTTGCTCTGTAAAGTTGATATTTGTAAGCTGTGAGCCATCTACTGCTGGCAGTTTACCAGTACCGTCAAGCTGTACAACATTGTTGGCACTTGTGCCTACATCCTGCGTGGCGGCAGTACCAAGCCCAAGGGTGGTACGTCCCGCTGCAGCATCTGCGTCATCAACCAAGCTGCGGCCAAACGCCGTAAAGTCCGTGACCGCATACGTATCACTAGCCGTAGTATAGATAATTTTGTCTGCAGCCGTAGTGAGGCCAGCAATCGACGTGAGACCTGCATCGTATGCTTGTACGTCAGAGCCGATAGCGACACCAAGATTAGTCCTAGCATCAGAGGCATTAGAGGCAGCAGTACCACCATCAGCAACGGCAAGGTCAGTAATACCAGAAACGCTTCCACCAGTAATAGTAACATTGTTCGCATCTTGTGTTGCTATGCTCCCCAGTCCAAGTGATGTACGGGCCGTTGCACCAGACTCTGACACAAAGTTTGTGCCGTTACCTACGATGAAGTTACCGTCAGTAGGTGTCAGTCCAGCGACATCAGCAAGCTGTGCATCATACGCCTGTACATCTGTGCCAATAGTCAGCCCCAGTGAGGCACGAGCAGTGGCACCGCTTTCAGCTACGAAGTTAGTGCCGTTGCCTACAATGATGTTGCCATCAGTTACAGCCAGACCAGCTACATCTTGAAGCTGTGCATCTAGCCGTGCGTTGTCAACAGTGCCGGTAAGCTGGGAGGCGTCGATGCTCTTATTGGTTAGCGTCTGTGTGCCTGTAAGTGTGGCCACAGTGCTGTCAATAGCAAAGGTCACAGCATTGCCAGCCCCGCTGGTATCAATGCCCGTACCACCCGTGAATGTCATGGTCTCACTGTCTAGGTCAATCGACAGCGCACCGCCAGTGTCGGCTTGGAAGTCCAAGTCCTGTGCAGTTACCTGTGCATCCACATAAGTCTTAATGGCCTTTGCAGAAGCAAGGGTAGTGTCAGTAGCTGCTACTGTAGTGAGGTCAGTGTCAAGTACGCCTGACTTGAGGTTGTCTACTTCAATGTTGGAGACAGTGTTATTGTCTACATCAATAGTCTTGTTGGTAAGTGTCTGCGTACCTGTCAGCGTAGCTACAGTGCTATCAATAGCAAAAGTAACACTATTCCCTGCACCAGCAGTATCAATGCCTGTGCCGCCTGTAAGCGTGAGACTCTCGCTGTCAAGGTCGATAGATAATGCTCCACCTGTGTCTGCAGAGAAGTCGAGGTCTTGGGCGGTGACTTGTGCGTCCACATAAGCCTTGATAGACTGCTGTGTAGCCAGCGCAGTAGCACTGTCAGACGACATAGTATCTTCATCTAGGATGTCCGTTACAGTTGTAGTCGGCATCGCAATGCTGTCTACATATGCAACACCGTCAATATACAGGTCTTTGAACTCTTTACCTGATGCACCCAAGTCGATGTCATTGTCTGTGGTAGGCTCAATCACACCGTCTTTGATAATAAACTGTTCAGTAGAAGTACCCGCTACGTCAATGCTTACTTCAACTTGGTTGTTGGTGTCGTCTACAACAACTTTGTTCTTTGGCGTGGCAACACCGGGGTCACCAATCAATCCAATGACCGGACCTTCAGCGGCAGTACCGTCATGCTTGTGACCAGTCGTATTGCTGAATACATTTACAAGTTGGTCAAACTCGTCATTACTGTCGGCTGCATTGATAATGTCGCCGTCAGTATACGAAGATTGTCTAGTGTAACCTGCCATTAGCGTCTTGCTCCTGCGTCAAATTCCAACTGAAAGCCTTTCAGTGAATAGGGTGCTGATGTTCCTCTGTCATTAACTCGTAGTGCAACAGCAAAGCCAGAACCTTCAATGGGCTGTCTTACCAATGGATTTGTCTGACCACCATACGTTGCTGTGCCGTATGAAGATGTTCCATACACAGCGACCACTGTAGCTGTATCAAATGGATATGCTGCTGGTCGTGCTGCATCAGGTGACTCATAGTCGTACCGCACAAACAAGTCTGCGTTCACTGCAGCTTCCGGTGCGTAGTTAATAATCACACGCTGGAAGTTCTTGCGGATACCTGCATCACCCATTGACAAGTCCGGTGAACGATACTTGCCAGTGATATTGTTACCGTCAAAGTCGTTGCCGCTTTCCTGACGGTAGACGTAGCCATCATACTCGCCGTGCAGTACAATGCTCTCACCGTCTGATACAATAAAATCTGTGCAGCTAGGACGAATACCCCTAATGTCTGCGAACTCATATGCCTCATTCCGTCTTGCGGAGATAATGCCCGTAGTGTTAGCACGTGTAACATCAGCATTAGAGAAAAACAAACGATACTGTGTCTTGTCAGGTAGAATTACGCTGTCAAATTCATCAACGTCGGTAAGTCCCTGAAAGCGACGTTGAATGGGACGGCTAATTGTACCAAGTTCAACGTCACCAATCCGTTCAGTACCGGCTACAGTTCTGAGTCCATCTGGCCCCAAGAACACGATGTCTCCACCAAATTCTTGGATAGTGAAGCCATTGACACATCCAATCTCACGGGTCACTGGCTGTACTACAAAGTCTGCAATCGTGTTTCCTGTCAACCTAAAGATGCGTTCTTCACAGAAAATATACAACTGGTCACGAAACGGTAACAGTCCAGTAATGTTGCTGTCTACTCTGAGTGTACCTGAACCATTGGCTACAGAAAAATCTGTATCGGTAAATGGTGCTGTAAAGATTAGTTCCTGCGGCGAACTGGACATGCCAGCAAAGAACAGAGCATCTTTAAAACCTACTACATACTTTGGGTCAGCCGGTGCGTCAGTAGCATTAATATCTGTAACAGTAGTGCCATCATACTTACTTGCGTAGTTGGCACCGTCAGCCCAAACAATGTAATCAGTACCAGCTAGATTGTAGCGAAAGTGTGTGTACTTTCCTGCGCCTGTACGGCCTGTATCAATCTCTGTCCAGCTACCTGTCGTGCCAGCTTTGTGTATCTTTGTACCTCGTGCAGCAATTACATCGCCGTCGAAGTATGCTGACATCAGTACCTTCTCACTAGAAGAAGTATCTTGCGGAACAATGTTGCTGTTCCACTTAGTGTAGCCAGAGATACGTCTGTAGCCACCACGAATGTCTGGCTCAAAATTCTGCAGTTCCAGTGCCATACCGGGCTGCATCGCAAACGTAGACTGGTCAAGTACAAGCCCACCTTCACATGCAAACACATAAGGACTGAGTTGCGATTCGTCAGCCATGTGTTAGCCCCCTGTTGGAAATACCGATGTACCGTATCGTTGTGATTGCGGAATGTACGTGGAACGCACGTAGCTGTAGTTCCTGTTAATAAACAAACTCTGCATATGTTTGATGCCCTCTTCAAACCGGGCAAAGTTGATGCCATACTGTTGTGCCTCACCACGATACTGATAGCCGTAGGCAGTAGCCCCATCGACAATTACCTGACGGAACTGTTCAGGAATGGTAGGGACATCTGTTGTAGCACTCAACGAAGTAGGCTTGACGTAAGCATCATACTTGAGTTCATATGCTTTGTCAGGATATGGATAAAGTCCATAGTTGTTATCCGGTGTACGGAAAACATAGATAGGCACGGAGCCAACATCCGATGTACTCTCTTGGTCGATATACCTATCAACATACTGGTTATAGTCCAAGATGCGTAGGGTTGTACCCGCTACACCAAGAGAGTTGTCTTTTGAAATACGGAAGGTCTCGTAATCTACATTGTAAATATTGGCACCTATTGTATACCGTGTGGTGCCAGCCACAAGCGTTTCAGTCTGTTCTTCGTGGCTAAATGACCACCCAAACTCACGCTGAAAAATATAGTTGATGGCATCATTGACTGCATTCTTACACTGCGTCTGAAAGCCACGAGCATTTGCAAAGTTAGCAGATGTAAGTGCGACTTCGTTGAAACGTGCAAGAACTTCGTTTGTAATGTCAAGATAGGTATATGCCATCTGAAATCCTTAAAAGAGGAATGAGAGGGCCAGTTTCAAGCCAGCCCCCTCACACTAGTTAGGCAAGAGTGTCACGGTCTACTTCGTCAGCCGAAGTGTCGCCCTGTGAACTCACGTCCATCATTACTGCGTAAACACGGAGTTTACCAGCAGTAAACGATGCACCAGTACCCGCAAAGGTCAGGTCAAGAGTATCGGCAGAAGCCAAAACTACGTCAGCAGCAACAGTTGCACTAGGTGCATAAGCACCGTCAGCAGCACCGTCAATGTCGAATGCAGTTACATACTCATCTGCGTCAGCGGCACCAAGAGTTACCGTTGCGTCAGTACCTGTGTTCATGGTTGCGCTTTCAACAACTTCCACACCAGCAGCCATGATTTTGGTGCCAGCAGGAATAGTGATTGCTTGAACAACGTCACCGGACGACGGGTCTACAGTAGTAGCCACGATGTCGATGGTGTTCTCAACCATGTAGGGGTTACGGCCACGCTGGGAATTGCCAGTCGCAGCTTTAAGAAGTGAAGTAATTGTAGCCATTATTCATTTCCCCCCTTAAGCCAGATGGTACTTGGCGTTCACAAGTGCTTCAGGACGAAGAATCTTGCGGCCATACAGGTGCATACCACGAACGATGTCAGCGAAGCTGTCAGGGTCACGGTATGTTTCGGTCTTGTTAATCTGCTCTGCAGTAGCAACAGCAGAAGAATGACCGGCAACAATCACACCGAAGTTAGTGGACGAGTTCGCACCAGTGAAGGACGGACCAGTACCAACAGCGGGAAGATTGTTGGACGAGTAGACGGTGAAGCCATGAATGTTGGTGCTTACAACGCCGTTCTGCAGACCAGAACCACCGAAGT